AGTATCTTGATTCTATAATCAAATGTTTGACGTGTCTCTACAAGGTATTGTGCAAATGATTTCATCTTATGTTCCTTCTATGCAGTATTTAGCAGAATACAGCTTATTTTGTTTCTTTGTCTTTGTTTAATAACCTATCTAAAAGTGCGTTTCTATCTAGTACAACGCCGGTTCCGTCTACTGTTTCTTCTTTGTTTGCGTTTGCTTTTTGATCTAGGTTTGCTTTTTTAAGTTGTAGATCTACCATCTTAAGCTTCTTGTTTAGTTTTGCAGTTTTAGCAGTGATAGCATGTCCTAGCATTGTACTAGCCACTCCAAATATATCACTTGCCCATCTACTGTCTACGTTCATACCCAAGTCCATCATATCATCAAAACCTTTTGTGGCTTTGTCAGCAAGATCATCCATTTCAGTATCGCTGGCTTCTAATCCACGCACTTGTGGCAATGCGGCTTGCACTTTATCAAGCTCGCTAAGTGTGTTTTGCATGATTGGGTTGTTTTCTGGCGTTGGTTCAGGAACGTTGTCAGGCACTACTTCTTCAGTAAGCCCTTCGTCAGTTGGCAAATCAAACAGTTCTTCGAGTTTCTTGGTCATGTGCTTCCTTTAAACATTTAGGACATATACAATCTTGTAACTTTTGATTCCATTCTACAACTGGCTCTAGCATACACCAACAGGTGAAATCACTATCACAGGTAAATCTAATGTTACATAGTTCGCAAGTTTTCATTGTACTTATTTACTTTGTTTTGGTAGCATAATCTTTGCTTTTCCAGGTATAAATTGCATCAGCAATTTGAATTGTGTTTGTAGGGAACGTTTCATCAGTCAACAATGGATGGTCATAACATCTAAATAGTTTTGCTAGACGATGTGCGATATATGCTTCCTCAACTAAAGTTAAATTTTCCGTAGATAATTCTACAGATGCTAAGACACTTTGAATGATTTTATTACACTTTTTTTGACTCTGATAACCTTGATTACGTAAGATAAAGTCGTTCCAAGTGTTTGCGGTTTCTGTAGTTGGATAAAAATTTAAATTTAAGAAATATGCACATTGATTCAAATGGTAATAAAATTCTTCTAAGTTGTAAAAAGCGGATATTGGAAACACATATTTTTGTCCTGTATGCTTAAAAGTATTCCACATCGAAATACCGTATTGATCATATTCAAATTTACTGTAAAAATAATTTCGCAGAATCTGTCTATCATAGTTCTCTTGTACACCATGTTCTCGGATAAGATCATCTAGATCTAAGTAGGCTTTTGATACTGCCTTAAATTTAGCGATTGTATTTTGATGCAGATTATAGATATCTATTTCTTCATCACCTGCACGTAAAAGTGAATTAGTAAGAGCTGCCAGGCGATACTCTTCGCAACAGTGTATTTCAATTACGTTATCATCATCATTGAATGGCACATTATTTTTTGAATAATGTCTAGCAAGTATTATCGGCCTATAGTCTCTATTTTTAGATTTTTGATGTGCGGCTCCAGCACTGTTAAACAACTGTTTGCCTTTCATGGTATCGTTACCATACACAAACATTTCCAGCATGACTTCCAAAAAGTTGCCATGACATCCGCCCCAAAAATCTATTTTATCCATGCCAATACTTATCGGCGTTTTTTTCCTTGATGAAATATATCTTCTTCAGTTACAACTCGAAAAGTGAGACCGTTACGTTTGCACCATTTTTGTGCGGCATCCCATTTTGCATAGTTCACTGCAACAACCATTCTGTCTCTGTTGCTGGCTTTACTCTCAAGTATGCTTTGCTTTTTGGGTTTGATCTCAATAACCTCAGTAACTACTTGATTGTTTTTATTTCTGTATTGTATTAGAAAGTCTGGAATATATCTTGTTGGTTTTCCAGTCATTGGGTTCCTATAAGGTATTGCAAGAGATTCACTTGACCATGTTATAATATGATCGTTGCTATCACAGAATCGCATAAATGCCAGTTCCCATCCGCTACGAAACTTTGGAGCACCTTTGCCGGCATACTTTTGCGGATTCATTACTGTGTAGGTGCCTTGTTGAAACTTTGACATAACTCACCTATATGAGTATGTTTCGAGCAGTATATTGATTAGGAATAGGAGTATTGGTAATACCAAGCAGTGTGGCATTGCTACGTTGGTTATTTAAATAATATGCCAGTGTAGCAGTTATTTGAATTTTATTTTGTTTGCTTAATTCGCTTAGAAGAGTTTCAACAGGAGTACCACTATCTTCACTGATAGTAAAAACACTCAGTGTAAAATTCTTAGCTGCATCACCATCAGCAAATATATTTGTAAAAAAACTCAATGCAGTATCGTATACATTTGAATCAATAACAAGTTCACGTTTGTAAAACTCATCAAACAATCTTACTGTGGGATCTGTATCTGGGTTTGTATAGTTTACTGTGGGCATTATTAACTCGTTTTAGTTTGATCTGGAATGGTTACTGGTTTAGTTAGGTTCGTATATGGTCTCGCTTCAACAGTTGTAGGTATAGGTTTAAGTCCTGCTGGAGCTTTCGTCCCAACATCTTGTGCTACAGGAGCCTTTGGAAAAAGTACACCACGAGCCGCACCAGGCAAGTCTTGTTTTATCTGAGAACGTGCTATATTCTCTGATTCTGTTTTTAATATTGCCTGTAGATCTCTGCCTTTAAATGTTTCGTAGGCAGTACCACCTTTCTGTATTGCTCCAACAACTCCTGCTAGGTTACCAGCACTCAAATCAGTTATTATACCACCAGCGGCATCAACCAATCCACCTTGTCCAAATATTGTTCCAGCACTTCCTGGCCTTGACAATGGTGATGTAATTGTGTCGTAGTTTGCTGGATTTGCAAAACTTGGAATAGCACCATCTGGTTTACCGCCAGTTAATGCTCCATGATAATACTTAACTGTTTCATAATCAAAGGTAAAAGTATTTTGCATAATACCTGCACCTTCTGAATAGTTGTACGTGTCGTGTTCAAAACTACTAATAATAGGATTAACCAGAGTGTAGGCTGCCCATTTATGATCATTCATACCAAATATAGTAATGTCACGGAAGAATGCAGGTTTTCCTGCTCTAGCACCATCCATATAACTTTCACCAATATACCCCCAGTCGTTGATTTCTCTATCCTGAGTGTATATGTCTCTAAAGCCATAAGGAAATGCTGCACCTGGATCAACTCCTTGTGCATTTGGTCCAAGGCTTCCATTTGTTACTGCGGCATCAAAATACTTTTGACTTGCATCCTTATAATAGTATGAATAATAGTTGTACCATAGTGTTCTACTTAGATCGCTAGTATCATCATGCATTATACATGTGATTGGATCGTAATCTATCTGTGTCTGAACCTTACGTTTTCTGTTGTATTGGTTCATTGTTTCAACTGAAAACTTATATGATGGAAGTTTAATTTCTTTGACAAGCAGGTTAAGATTACTTAAATCGTTAACTTGAAATACATTTGCAAGTTGTGGAATCTGTTGTACGTTTAGATTGAATACAACATGAAATAGAAATTTACGACGTGGAGAAAGAGCTCCGTTATTGCTACGGAAAGTCTTACTCGCATGTGTATAGTCTTTTAAGAAATCGTTACCAAAGAATCCTTTGAGAAAGTCTTCACCGAAAGCCATAAGTTACTCCTCTAACTTAATTAGCCAGTTACGACGTCACCCAGTGTTCTTCCTACTGTTGCTCCGATTCCTGTTCCAAGTGGTGTCTGTACTGCGTTGTCATAACGTATTGATGTTTCAATAGTTACTGGATCGTTTGATCCATAATCTAAATCACCATAGTTTGCATTTACTAAAAAGCAACCATATAGTTCCCATGTCTCAAGTACGTTTGGTGTGCTTGTTCCGTTACCACCATCTAATACTTCACAACGTGTTGTAAACTTGTAGTCGATACCTGAACTAGCTGATGCTTGCTCTAGTGTATCCATTTGCTTTTGTATTTGCTCACCAATTAGTCTACTTACGTTTCCGCCAGCGTCATCTCTAAATGTTGCTGATACGGCGTCCCATGTTTGACGTCCAGCAAGATAAATTCTACTGTTGTAGATTGGTACTTCAATTTCTTCAAAGTTTATAGTTGGTCTAGTAAAAGTCATTACCTGTTTGGTAAGTTCAGTTCTAGGTGTAGACACGCCAAGATTTTCAAATACCACCCGGTAGCGATATTTTAGTTTTGGCATTAACAGTCCTTGAGTTGGACTTGATTGGTCTGATGCCAAAGGAACTGTCATTCTTGTTAGCGATGATACGGCCATTTTAAAATTCTCCTTATTACAATATTATTTATCATAAATTGGCCACAAAAAAATGAGGCCTAAACCTCATTTTCCTTTATTTTAAGTGCTTTAAACTGCGGCTGAGCTGGCTACGTTACCGGCTGCTATCTCGCCTGTGTTCTTAATCCTAACTGGTATATAGATAAATTCAACTGCCTTAACTGGCTCGATTGCAACATCAACATATAGTTCGTTTGCATCAATTCTAGTTGGTGTATTGTTTGAAGTATCACATACTACTAGATAATCAAATATACCACGCTTTGCTACAAGATCAATCATCAAGCTCTCAATGCTGTTCTTGATTTCATCACGTGTTGTAGTATCGTTTGGTTCAAACACAAAATTCTTACCAATAGTTTCTAGTCTTCCTCTAA